GGCATGGCTGCTCTTAAAGCAGCAGGCGTGCTATATCCGAGGCTACATACATATCTAATGAGCGTGGTTATCTACAAACACTGCGTGCCTACGGGCTAGATACTGCCGTTCTTGGCAGTCGTAGCAGGCTTGGAACCTACATTGAAAACGAAGTTTCTCCTCGTGAATTTGAAGAACGCGTGAATCTTGCTGCAACACGAGTTGATGAAAACCCTGATGTACTTGCAGCATTTAAGACTTTCTATCCAGAAACCGATAAAGGTGGCGTAGTTGCATATCTACTTGACCCCAAGGCTGGTATGGATATTATCAAGAAGCAGGTTAGAACTTCCGAAATTGGCGCTGCTGCCATTAGAGGAGGCTTTGCTCAACAAATCGTAGGAGCAGAGTATGCAGGAACACTAATCGGGGCAGTAGGCGAAACCGGCTATGCACAGATTGTTAACGAGTTCCAGCGTGCAAAACAACTTGCTGATACTCAGCGCCGCTTGGCTCAAATTGAACAGAAGTCATATAGCGACCTTGAAGCCATTGGAGCAGTTGTTGGTGACGATGTAACTAAGTTACTTGCATCTCAGCAACGAGCATCCCGAGAGGCAGCACGCTTTAGTGGTGCTGGTGGCTTAACCGCAGGCTCACTACGAACTGCTGAAATAGGAATATAAAGAATCCCCACTCTGACCGACCAGCCCAGAGGGGCGTACAAGACTGGTAGCAATAGCCGAATAGGTTTCCCCGAATCTATGCGTGGATTGCGAATACAACTAACAAGGGAGATAGGTAGATGCCTACCAATTACGAATACGATGACGAAGATGACGACACAAATACTGATGTTGTCGGTCAACTCCGCAAAGTAAACCGTGCGCTAGAAAAGCGTGCGAAGGAACTAGAACAGGAGTTGAACGGTCTGAAAACTCAGACTCGTCAGCGTACTGTCAAGGATGTACTGCAGGCTAAGGGATTAAATCCAAAGATTGCTGCTTTCATACCAGCAGATATTGATACCTCTGAGGAGGCAATCAATAACTGGGTAAATGAATACGGCGATGTCTTTGGAATCCAAACTCAATCTGAAGAACAGCCCGCAGAGAAAAGTCCAGAAGTCAAGGCTCAAGCAAGAATCAACAACATGGTCGCCACTGGCACTGCGCCAGATATTGACGATGATGCTTTTGCAAAGATTGCTAACGCCAAAAGCAAAGAGGACTTAGACATACTCCTTGGTTTAAATTAAATCCATCAACCAATCACCATAGGAGGTGAACCCTAAATGGCAAACGCATATACCGATGTAACGGCTCTCGGTGGTCTAGTAAAGACCGCTTATGACCGCTATGTTGAGTTTGCCCTCCGTGCACAGCCGATGATTCGTGCTGTAGCGGATAAGAAGCCAGCACAACAGGCTATGCCGGGGTCATCCGTTGTATTCTCACTTTACAACGACTTGGCTGCTGCTACTTCTACACTCACCGAAACTTCTGATGTTGATGCAGTTGCACTTAGCGATGTAAGCACTGTTTCCGTAACTCTCAATGAGTACGGCAATGCTTCGCTAGTAACTCGCAAACTACAGTTGTTCTCACTCTCAGATGTTGACCCTGCTGTTGCAGACATCATCGCTTACAACATGGCTGACTCTCTTGACACAGTGGCACAGAATGTCCTTGTTCAAGGCACCAATGTTATCTACGGCGGAACCCGCACATCCACTGCTACAATCACAGCATCAGACACCATTGATTCTGCTGACCTACGCAAGGCTGTTGCTAAACTCCGTTCAAACAAGGCTGTTCCACGCGCTGGAAGCCTATACTGGACTGGTATTCATCCAGAGGTATCACACGACCTTCGCGCCGAAACTGGCGATGTCGGCTGGCGTGACACCCACCAGCACACCGATGCTTCACTCGGCAACTTGTTTGCTGGTTCCATCGGAACTTATGAAGGTGCGTTCTTCATTGAAAACCCACGCATGTACTCGGCTAAGTCCGGTGCAGACCAGACCGCTCTTGCTACCACAGCAGTAACTGTTGCTGGTACATCAGCAGGCTTCACCTTCGGTGTTGCTTCCACATCTGTCATCGCTTCTCGTGCAGAAGTTGGCGACAAGATTTCAGGAACTGGTATCGCTTCGGGTGCAAAGATTTCTGCACTCAGCACTTCAGGTTCAACAACTACAATCACTGTTGACACCGCTAACACTGCTGCAGTTACTGCAACTACTGTTGTAACTGTAACTCCTGTAACTCGCGTATTCTCCACAATTCTTTGCGGAAAGCAAGCATTGGCAGAAGCCGTAGCACAGGAGCCAAATGTTGTTATCGGTCCAGTGACTGATAAGTTGATGCGTTTCCGCCCAATCGGTTGGTACGGTGTCCTTGGATGGAGCCTATACCGCCAAGAGGCGCTATATCGCATTGAAACTGGTTCATCAATCGCTGCTCTGTAGTTGATTGACTCTGCGGGGCAGGCATATTTGAAAAGTCTGCCCTTCGGGGTGAGTCCATTAGGAGGACCATGGCAAACTATTACTTCACTACGCCGACAATAGATGAAACTCCAGCCGGAGATAACATCTTATTTGAACGCTACAAGATAGCCCGTGGCATATCCGTCTTGCGTGTAAATGGTTTATATTCTTCTTATCGCTATCCAAGCCAAGCACAGACTTTGGCTGCTGAAGAATATTATCCCGGTGGAACCAAGACTCTTATTAACCAAGCAACAGCCGATGCGCTAACGGCGCAAGGCTACGGGGAGTACATAACACCAGCATGAGCCTACATCAACAGCAAGTTCATCCAGAGTTCGTAGAAGGTTGCTTCGGTTGCAAACTTGGAACTCTAACCCTGAATACAGGAGAAGCAAACTCTAATCGCTTTACCAGTACAAAGAAGTGGGACAAGGAACTACAGGCATATAGAGATGCTCGTGCTCAAGGCATACAACCTGCTGGAACTAGCATGAAGAAGATTCAAGAAGCAGTAAGGATTTCAAACGAAACAGGCAAGGCATACGGGGCATAGGAGGAATCATGGCTGCTCGCAAACCAAAGAAGAAACCAGTAAAGCGTGTGCGTACAGTCAAGGATGAGTCGTACTCAGAACTTGAAATGTACTGCATTTGGCTCAATGAATACTACAACTCCTTAATTAAAGCAGGCTTTAAGTCTGAACTAGCCCTGTCGTTTGTGATGGACAAGACTTCTTATCCCAACTGGGTGAGTTACCGCTCACCTTCTGAGGATGAGATTAAGCGGATGCTGGATGAAGATGATGACGACTAACTCAATTATCCCAGAGCCGATGTGGGGACTGCCCTCTCCCACCATTGAAGATGAGGACATTTACGAAGATGAGGATGAATAATGTGCGTTGAGTGCAACTGCTTCGGAACTGTAACACCTTATGGTGTTGGTGGAAGAACCCCTACAGAACTTCCAAAGGCTCCTAATGTAGCAATCTATAACAAGCCAATCCAGCGTATTGGCGAAGTGCCAGTAGGCATGTCATACAAAGACATGGAAGATGAGGATTACGACTAATGAAAGCCAAAGCAAAGGTCGGTAAAGTAATGGGCGAATACAAGCGTGGAACTTTAAAGTCAGGTTCAGGTGCGCCTGTTAAGTCCCGCAAGCAAGCCGTTGCTATCGCAATGAGCGAAGCAGGTATGGCTAAAAAGAAGAAGAAGGCTAAGAAGCGTGGCAGCAAAAAAAAGAAGTAAGCGCGACCCGCGCCTAGCGCGGGCTGGCGTATCAGGTTTTAACAAACCAAAGCGCACACCAAGCCACCCAACTAAATCACATGTGGTGGTAGCAAAATCAGGAAGTCAAGTTAAGACTATCCGTTTTGGACAACAGGGTGTAAGTGGCGACAAGAAACCAACAGCACGCCAAAAATCATTTAAAGCCCGCCATGCTAAGAACATTGCCAAAGGCAAGATGTCAGCAGCGTATTGGGCAGATAGGGTCAAGTGGTGAAGAAAGGTAAAGCATTTTGGGACAAGAAGAATCCAAAGCGTACATCTACAAAACTGACTTCTGCACAGAAGGCTGCAGCCAGAGCGCGTGCAAAGGCTGCGGGTCGGAAGTATCCGAACCTTGTGGACAATGCTGCTGTGGCAAGGAAGGCTAAGAGGAAAGGCAAGTAATGGCAACAGGAGTGGCAGGAAGCACGCTAACCAGCGAAATGAACCGTCTAGCCAATGGCGGTACATACCCGGCTATAACAGCCTATAAAGCCCTTATAGGGGCTGCTAACGCATGGGCTGGCACTGATGGTCTAGGGCTAATTGGGGCGCTTAATATCAAAGCCGACTCCTCCCGCCAGCCAGATGACTACCTTGGTTTAAACGCTGTATGCAATGAGATTGCTGGTACCTCTGGGTTATCAGCCGTGGATGCCTTAAGGAGCATTGACCTATGAGTAACTTTGGACAACTGGCTGACCGCGTAGATGCGGTGCTCCATGGCTACACAGAGAACACCGAGCCAAGCACATGGCTAACTACTAGCGCCACTAGCACTAGCACATCTTTGACCGTCTACGATGCCTCAGTCGTAGGGCGTGGCTATGTGCAGATTGATGATGAAATCGTATTCGTCAACTCAACAGACAATGTGGCTAACACTTTAACTATTTCTCCTTGGGGTAGAGCACAGCGCGGCACCACTGCTGCTACTCATGATGCCAATGCCAAAGTCACAGTGGCTCCAATATTCCCACGGCAAGAGATTAAGAACGCAATCAATAACACGATTGACTCTATGTACCCAAGTGTCTTTGCCGTTGGCTCTTATGACTTTGCTTATGTAGCATCACAGTAT